TATTGGCAGCAACACGAAACTGGTTTCGAGGAATTTAACGACTTTTACAGCGATTATATGGAAAAGAGAATTACTAACATCAAATCAAAATTAGAATGAAAGAACAACAACAGAGAATCGAAGAAGCAATCTTTGAGTTGAAAAACCTAAAGACAAAAGCAAACGTCATGGTCATACTTTACTCAAGATGTTCAGAAGAAGATTATAAAAACGGAAGGCATCATAGTTCTCATTACAAATCATTAGTGAAAGCTGGTGGTTGTAATGAAAATGATGTAGTTATTGAGATAACAAAACCCGAAACCAAAGAACATTATGATGAAATTGCAGAAGTTCTTGCAAGGGCTTACGATGTGATTTCAGACGTTGAAAAGGTAATCGAACACAATGAAAGCCACCCTAATTGGTGGACGGCACTTAACTATAAAATGAGAACAAAATGAGCAATACACTAACAGCACCAGTTCATAAAGTACTGGACACACAAACATTTGAAAGCGGATTTACAAAAAGAGTTCTTGTGTTAAAAACCACAGGAGACTATCCGCAAACAATTCCTTTTGAGTTTTTTAAGGACAAGACGGCACTACTTGACAACCTAACAGAAGGGCAAATGGTAACAGTACACTACAACCTTCAAGGTTCGGAATACAACGGTAAATTTTATTGCAATCTTCCAGCTTGGAAAGTTGACACCGAAGAAAACGGTAGCGCGGTTATTGCGTCTGCTGCAAGGGAAAAGGCAACGCCTCAACCGATTGATGAGGACTTAGAATCTTCGCTTCCATTTTGAGACGCGCAGCGAGAACTGATAGCAATCAACAAGAGATAGTAACAGCCCTGCGTAAACGTGGGGCTGTTGTGCTTATAACATCGCAGCTAAAGAACTGTTTTGATATTCTCGTGTGCCATAACTCAAACGTGTACTTAGTAGAGATTAAAGACGGTTCTTTGCCTCCTAGCGCAAGGAAACTAACTAAAGGCGAACAGGAATTCAAGGAAAAAGTTGAGTCCGTTGGCGTTAAATACCACGTTATCACATCTGTTTCCGAAGCTATTTCGTTGATTTCCTAAAAAATTTTGCCTTAAAATTTGCACAATTCGAAATCGTTTGCGACATTTGATTCATCAAAACAAACAAAGACTAAAAACGGGGCGAGGCATCCTACACCTCATAACTAAATCAATAACAAATGACAAATACAAGCATCTTCGGACAACCCGAAGTAAAACAAGAAGAGAAAAAGCCGATTGAGTTTGTGAAATATTTTACAGGAACGAAGACAATATCTACTAAAGATTCTCCATTTTTATTTGAAAACGTAATCTTATTGGGGAAGGATTACTTTAGTGAGGATTACGACCTTATTTGGGTTTATGATGACAACCCGAATGATGGTACTCTATACCTCGGACATTGGAATGACGGAGTAGTATGATACACCTTAACATACCCAAACTGGACGAGGTTATCGAAGAAGCTAACAAGAAAGGTTTAAAGCCTTCGCAAATAGCTAAAGGAATCGGTTCAGCACCTTCAACCGTTTGCCGTTACTTTTGCGGTGAAACCCCGTCACTTGAGACAATGGAAAAGATAATCGAATACATCAACAGACAATGACAACAGAACAACAAGAAAGAATCATTGACATCTTAGGCTATTACGGATGTTTAATCGGAACAGATAGCGCGGAAATTTCAACGCTTATAAACCAAATGCAACTTATAAACACATCGTCAAAGGACGCAACAATAGAAGCTCAAATCAAGAACTTAGCTACTTATTGGTCTAATCAGATAGGCTACGAAATTACAGATGAAAACAACCGTTGCAGAATTGATAACTTCGTTACTAAACGCGATGTGATATGTTTTAAGGTTTGTGAAAGGTTTAGCACATACGGACGTATTCACTACGTTTTAGGTGATGTATTTGGCAAAGATAGGTCGTCGATTTATCAATCTGTAATTAGGTCGGAGGAACGTTTTAGAATGAACGACCAACTGTTTATGGATGTGTACGGTTTAACCTTAAAAGAAGCGGCATGAAACGATACCAAGTTAGACGCTGGGATAAGGCTAACACATTACGATTTCGGAAATACGCTTTTCCCTTGTGGTTTACGATGAATCTACTTACATTGGGTATGATTTACGCGATGACTATTTAACCAAAACAAACAGAGAAAAATGAAGGAAAAATTCATCGACATATACGGAAATTGGCATTTGGTATTGACCTATTATTACAGGCATGGAGATTACTACATAATACCAACATTGAAAGTTAGCATAGTCAAAGACCTGTATTACTTAGGTATTGTCTTTTTGAGATACAACTTAGAGTTGAATCTGTTTAATTCAGCAGATAGAAGGTAGTAATCAACTGCAATTATTCTGACCAACTAAAGGAATTTTTCTTATATTTGTAGTGTTCACTACTGCCAATAGTGATTCACATAATCTGAACAATGCAAAAGTTAATTCACTTAGGGGATAAAAGTACGGTAGCGCGAGTTCAGAGCCTATGCGTATGGTGTGGCAGCACCTCCCCTTTATAATCTGAACAATGGCAAAAGATAAAAAGTCATTCATTCTTTATTGCGACCTCATTCACGAGATTGACCACCTTACAAATGAAGAAAAAGGAAAGTTGTTTCAGCACCTTTTGGAATACGTTAATGACATGAATCCTGTTTTAGAGGATAGGGTATTGCTTGGAAGCTGGAAACACATTCAGCGTCAACTGAAAAGGGATTTAATGAAATACGAAGAAAGGCGAGAGCAAAACAGGGTAAACGCTCGTAAGCGGTGGGATGCGGTCGCATCCGATGGCAAGGGAAATGATGCAAAAGATGCCGTTAATGATACTGTTACTGATAATGATACTGTTACTGATAATGAAATAAAAGATAAATATCCTTTCAGTTTGTTTTGGGATGCTTACGATAAGAAGATTGATAGAACTGCATGTGATAAAAAGTGGTTAAAGTTGAAGGATGGCGATAAAGAATTGATAATGCAGCACGTACCGAAGTACGTCAAGCAAACGCCTGACAAGAAGTATCGTAAAAACCCGTTGACATACCTGAATAAAAAGACATGGTTTGACGGTATTGAAGAAGAAAAAGAACGAGTTTACCCCGAAGGTTACGACAAAGACCACAGACCCGAAGATGGGTTTTGGGCGAAGGATTGGAAAGGAGATAAGTATTGGTGTAAAAGAGGCGTACTATGAAAAAGTTCATTGATTGGGAAACCATCGAAGTAAAAGGTAATCGCACAGGCTCTAAGAAGTCCACTTGTCCAGCCTGTTCACACGAAAGGCGAAACAAAACAGACCCTTGCCTATCAGTTGACTTTGAGAAAGGTTTGGCGCATTGTCATCATTGCGGTGCTGTTTCCTTTCGTAAAGAAGAAAGCTATCAACCAACCTACACACCACCACCTCAAGATTGGCAGAATCACACTAACCTATCTGACAAGATGGTCAAGTGGTGTTCTGAACGTGGAATACCTCAAAGGACGTTAATAGACTTTCGAATAACGGAAGAACGTCAATGGTTGCCGCAAACGGGCAAAGAAGAAAACTGTATTGTGTTTAACTACTTTGAAGGTGAGGAACTTGTCAATAAGAAGTTTCGAGATGGTCGTAAGAACTTTAGCCAATCAAAGGACGGGAAACGGATGCTTTACAACATCAACAACGTTATTGGCGAGAATGAGGTTTACATAGTCGAAGGTGAGTTTGATGTGTTGGCAATGCACAGCGAAGGAATTACAAACGTTGTAAGCCTTGTCAACGGTGCTAACGACCACGATGACCAATGGATTAACAGCGAGAAGTATCTGAAAGACGTTGAGCACTTTATTATCGCGGTTGACAATGACACGAAAGGAATAGAGGTTCGTGAGAAGATAGCACATCGTTTAGGAAAGTGGAAATGCAGCTACATTGAATGGTCGGATAAGGACGCTAACGATGCTGTTAAAAACGGAACGCTTGAACAGGACTTAAAACAGGCGGTACGTTTTCCTGTAAGCGGCACTCACTCGGTCAAGGACTTGCAGCATGGTATATTTGACCTGTATCGAAATGGTTTGCCGAAAACGATACAACCTAAGCATCGAAGTTTTGAGTTGTGCAATTCAATGTTCAGCGTAATGAAAGGACATCTTGTAACGGTTACGGGTATTCCTTCGGGCGGTAAGTCTAATTTTGTTGAGTGGTATGTACTTAATCTTGTACATGACCATAACATGAAAGCATCATTCTTTAGCCCTGAACACACGCCAATGTCATTACACCAAACGACATTTATTCAGAAAGCAATAGGACGGAACTTTTGGAAAGCGATAGACGGGATGCCGCGAATAACCGAAACGGACATTGAACGTTACACGGATTGGGCAAACGAAAAGATGTACATAACGTCTCCCGAGCGTGGTGAGGTTGCTACATGGGAATGGTTGATTGAGAAGTTTAAAGAACAGTTATACAGCTACGGGGTTAACATCTTTGTGATAGATGCTTTCAATAAGGTTCAGATGCCACAAGGAAACCGATTAGAGAATATCAATGATGTGTTGACCAAGTTGACAAGCTTCGCGCAAACTAACGATGTGATTATCTTCTTAGTGGCGCACCCTACAAAGATGAAGAAAAAAGAAGGTAGCGAAGATTACGAGATGCCGACCTTGTATGACGTGTCAGGTAGTGCCGATTTCAGAAACCAAACACATGACGGGTTTACAATCCACAGACATTACAGTGATGACCCGTCAACGGAGTTCTCTTGTCAAAAGGTCAAGTACCAATTTCAAGGGAATATCGGTTCGTCTTGTCATTTTGAATATGACTTAGCAACGGGTCGTTATTACGAAAAGGGGCAAACACCGCCACGATTTGACATGACTTTACCAATGGAAGAGCAGACAATATCAGTAATGAAACCTAACCAAAATTTTGACATAGATGAAACGTACGAAGAAGAAATATCACCTTTTTAGCGAGATGAAAATAGTTGACGAACTGCAAGAGTTATCTATAAAAGAACCAACAAAAGAGAACATTGAACTCTACAAGAAAATGCAGGAACTATTTTTTAAACACGTTAAATATTTTGCAGAATCAAAATAGTTTTATAGGTTTGACCAAACAAACGAGGACGAAACAGAGGTTACAATGCATAAGAGAGAATCATGCTAACAGGTAAGAATAAAGAACGGTTTGGCTAAAACACGGATTTTAACGGGTAGAACCCACTAACATTAATACCATGACACAAAAAGAAGCATTAGACCAACATGTACATCCTGACCTTACAGACAGATGGGGGCAACCAGTATTAGATGCGGTACTTGCCGCCATTACAACCTACCACGAACATCAAGTTAAAACATTTGATTTAGCTGATGTTGTAGGGCAAAGCGAACAGTTACTTGCTTTTTTAAAATGGAAGCATCCAAATACATTTGAGCAGATAAAAGAGTACCACAAAAAAGACATTAAAGAATACCTTGAAAGCAAGTAATTTCCTACAACGGGTTGGCTATGGGCAGCGCATACCAAAACAACGAAACGAGTGAAACTGTAAAAATTTAAACCAAATATTATGAGTGGACATACAGGCTATACGCTTTGGATTAACAACAAAGCAGAATACTTAATTGTGAATGGTGGAAAGGAGAAAATTACAACTACTTTCTTTAGAAGTGAGCCATTACCAAACTCTGATACCTTTAATATAAAAACAGACAAAGGTGTTTACAAACTTGGTGACAAAGAAGTAGATTGGGATGAATTAAGAAAACGGTGTAAGTAATTTTTATTGCTTACAACGCCCTACTAAATAATCGTGAAATTTTATTTAGTACAGGTTGTGCATAGAATTAAGTTAAATCGTGCGGTATAGCACACTAATTGAAGAGAGATGAGACCAACACTACATGAGTACGTTATTGAGCAAGCATCAAACTGTTCTGATTGGGTTACAAAATTTGCAAGAGTTCAGAAATTCACCAAACTGACCAACCGCGCACTACGTTTAGGAGACTTTGTTCCAACGGATGAGGATGGTAATGTTTTGGAAGAGCCTAAATACTGGAAGGAGCATCTTAGTGGATTAATAGCAATGGCTGATACAGGTATTCACTTGGAAAAATGCAAGCAATACCAAACAGCCAAAGACAAAGTAATCTTTGCTGGTGATTGGGAGGTTGTTACTTCAAACGAATTTATTACAAGAATACACTCTAAAACAACTAATATAACTATTGATTTTGATTCAATTAGGATAGGGCTTGTGAGAACTGATAAAAGTGGATTTGTTATAGAGAAAAGTTATCCTTGCCGCATCGAAGATTTGCCAAGGGGAATTGAATTTAAAAACGGAGTGATATGAAAAAGACAGCTATGCAACTTCTGATTGATAAGTATGAAAAAGAAGCGAAAAAATCTAAATCACCAGCAGTTCAATACTTATTAGAGATGGTTTTAAATGACATCAAGGAAATGAAACTACTCGAAAACAACCGGGAGCAGATTGAGGAGGCTTATAATTGTGGGAATTTAGATAACGATGGATTCAGTCCTGATAAATTAGGTGAACAATACTACAAAGACACATACGAGCAATGAAAAAGATACTATTTACATTGGCTGTTTTAGCAGCTAGTTGCAAACCTCCTGTTAAGCCATACATAATAACAGCAAAATACCCTAATAGCTGGATGTGTTCTGATGGATATTGCAGGTTCTATTATAAGGCTCAATGTGGAAAAGACGGAACTTTCTGTGATTACGAGACAAAATATAACGTAGGAGACACGATAAAATGAACAGGCAGAAGCTAGGGCTATGATAGAGGTAATTATGACCATTCGAACTAAAGTAACTGAAGATACGTACAAGGATTCGGTGGAAGAAGCTGTTAATGATATTAAATCTAGAAAATTTCAACGTGAATTGATGGGACAAAAAGGAGTATTAAATGTAACAGCTACAGTTCAAGTGATTAAACCAAAGAACAAATGAAAAATCAACCTATAAGTGAACAATCTGAAAAAAAAGTAAACAAATCCGTTCAAAAGGAACTTCTTTCCGAAATGATGCGTAAGGATGAAGAAGATGGGGTTTATATCAAAACAGTTACCCACTGTCCTACATGCGGGGCGGAATGCACCGTTGAGGGAGAAGGCGAAACGCATTGTTACCGACCTAAAGAAGGTAAACTACGGGAAGCGGCTGAATACGCTTACAAAGCACTAAGGGTTGAGAGCGTAGATTTAAGTGGCGCGTTATTGGTCGCAAAAGTTAAACTCGAAAAAGCACTAAAATGAAAATAGAATCAAACGAATATCTACAAGTGGGCTATGACCCCGCAACATTTCAAAACGTACACCGTGAGGATTTAAGACGGGTTAACAAAACAGCAGTTGACCCTGACCCGAAACAGAATCAGTATTGGCAAAGTCAAGGGTTGCAATATCATCACATCTTTGTTGAGCCTTTTATCGAGTTTGCTCGGTACATACCTAACAAGTATGACGTTATACACTTTACTAGAGGTGCTACTGATTACGAATTGAAGTTAGCGGAAAAGCTACTTAATGAAGGTGGCGAGATTATTTGTTGACAAGGGCTACGGCTAAAAATTGAATAACCCTTATTGTGTGTGGGGGATTACACGCACAGCAACTTAAATACAAATTGTGATGAGCGATTTTAAAACTCGGTTAGCAGCCGAACAAGAAGAACTCCAAGAAAAAATGGAGAAGTTAAACGGTTTTGTAGGTACTGATGCATTTAAAGCGTTACCACCTATGCAGCGTGAATTATTAAAGGTGCAAGCCAAATCAATGGACACCTATAATCAATGCCTTATTGGGAGATTGTTTTGGCTGAATAATGAACAGGACGCAGGCTAACCGATAAACGCGCGCGGCAAGGGTTATTTTGTTTTTAGCCCTTGTTGTGCTTTCGTTTTAATGAAGCACAACGGCTTACTAAATAATCGTTTTAATGTTATTTAGTACAGGTTGTAAAATGAAATAGTTGTAGGGAATCATCTTGACAAAAATCCCACATTCAAACACTTGCGAAGATAGAATGGTGCAGCAAGTGATAGCCCTGACATACGTTGGGGCTTTTTTGTATATTTGACGCAATGGATGAATTGTGCAAACAGCTTCTTAATAACGCTTCCTTGCGTAGTCTTGCCTTGAAACTGACGGGCGAACTACATCAAGACCTACTCCAAGAGGTTGCGCTTGCATTACTGGAGCAGAAGAAAGACGTTTCATCATACTTTGAGTTTTGGTGTGTTAGAACCATGATTAACATGACATCAAAAAACGGCACGTTTTGGAAGCTTTACTCCGACAGATACATAGACCAAAACGAAATACGCTTTCAGAACGAACTCCAATACGACCCGAAGGCTGATGAACTTTGGAACGAGCTTGACAAGATTTTTACGAAAGATGAGTGGTACAAAAGGGAGGCGTTGAAAACATACTTCGAGTGCGGCAGTTATCGAAAAGTTGAACTGTTCACAGGAATCAATCACGTGTCAATTCACAAGACAGTAAAAGAAGCAAAGAAGATAATCAATGATAGAACTGATTATAACATCAATTAGTCTTGCCGTTGTCGGTTTGGCTATCCATCAAGCAACGAAAGTAATAGACCGTAAACCGTTCAACTGTGAGTTGTGCGTAGTGTTTTGGGTATCTGTTATTACTACGCTGTTAGAAACGCATACAAGCTATCCGGTATTCCACTCTATTCAATTCATAGGATTTGCTATATTTACAAGACAACTACTACACAGGGTATGGGGAACGATGTTTTAACAGACAAGGATATGGAGGTGCTTTTACAATTAAAGCATGGTCAATTCGCTGGACATATTCCCGCAGATAGAAGGGCAAGGTTTGAGAAAGCTTTTGAATTGAAATACAGCAAAAGACCTAACGTGTGTTGGACTTGTTCAGGTTCAATTAAACAACTAGCTAAACAGATACTCTAATGGCATTGATAGCTATGGCGGTGTATGACACCGAAGAGAACAATAGAACTGACTACACTAAGCGAACGGTTCAGTCTTTATTGAGAACAGTAAATTTCGCAAGGCACAGAGTTATAATAGTTGATAACGCAAGCTGCAAGGAAACAAAAGACTTTCTAAGCACTTTGAAAACGCCCGACATTATGAGCGTTATCACATTGGATGAAAATGTAGGAACGGCAAAGGCGGTCAACAAGGCGTGGGAACTTAGGAAAGAAGGAGAGCATTGTGTCAAGATGGACAACGATGTTGTTATACATGAAAAAGACTGGTGTGATACATTGGAAAAGGCTATTGAGTTAGACCCGTCTATTGGTATTGTAGGCTTAAAAAGAATAGACTGTTGGGAAAATCCGAACCATGAAAGCCCAATGTACAGAAGTGAGTTAAAGCTACTGGGAGGAGGTAACGGGTATTGGCTTCCTATTGAGAAGGTCAATCATGTCATGGGTACTTGTCAGATGTTCAACAGCGCATTGCTTGACAAGATTGGTTATTTGTATCAACCAAGACTGTACGGGTTTGATGATAGTTTAGCCGCTATCCGTTGTAAGGTTGCAGGGTTTTATTCTGCTTTCGTTCCGCATATTCAAATAGACCACATCGACACAGGGGAAACACCTTACCAATCGTGGAAGGAAAAGCATTCAGGCGAAGATATGGCAGTATTCAACTCAATTAAAAATCAGTATATTAACGGTTCAAAATCAATTTATTCAGAAGTAACATGGTAGTATGCACTAACATCTACGCGCCTAACGAACAGACGCGGCAAATGGTTAAATCGTTTGAGCGTTTCGGTTACGAGATGGCTATACTTGACATCAAGTTCCCTTACGGCAGAATCTTTAACGGGTTAGTTGAACTTTACAAAAGAGCAGCCACAGGACACGACACGTTCATTTATGCAGACGGTGGAGACACGTTCTGTCAGAAACCGTTTACAGTGCCCTCAGACCGTCTTATATGGTCAACAGAGAAGCAATGCTTTCCCGAACCAAAGATGGCAGACGAATACCCCAAGACCCGCGTTAAGTCTGATTGGTTATATCTTAACAACGGTCTATACGGAGGGTCAACAAAACTAGCCGTTGAGTTCTTTGACAAATATGTAGGCAAGTTGCCAATGGGTGCTAATTGTCAGCTTGAAACAATGCAGGGATTCTTAAAGGCTAAGAAGGACGGGTTTCCAATAGAGTTGGACTACAAAGGAGAATTGTTCCAAAGCATAGCATTCGACCCTTCTAAACCACCAAAGGGTCAACCGATAGACAGGGCAAGTTACTCTATACACAAGGACGAGAAAGGCAATCCAAAATACACGGGTACTGATTTTGCTATTAAGAAAGGATTGGTCTACAATAAAATGACCAAAAAAAATCCAGCAATATTACATGGCAACGGCAGAACTCCAATGGAATGGATTTACGAACTTCACAAATGAACAACCTTCAAATAATAGGGCATGGCGGCTTTGCTAAAGAAGTTGCAGCATGGGCTTCTAAGGTTTACATGATTGACTTCTTTGTAGAGGATGAGTACGCATGTAGAGGTGCATTACCTTTATCTAAAATAGACCCGAAGATACCCGCAGTCATATCAATAGGAGACCCGAACACAAGAAGAAGGATAGCTGAAAGCCTACCTGACCAAAAATGGGATACCTTAGTGCATCCATCTGTAACCTTACTAGATAGGGATGTTAGAGCTATGCGCGGTTGTATAATCTGCGAAGGCTCAATACTTACTCAAGACATTGTAATAAACGAACATTCAATCATTAACCTGAATTGTACCATTGGTCATAATTGCAGAATAGGGGCTTACAACACGCTTTCACCCGCTGTTAACATGAGTGGCAACGTTACCACAAACAATAACGTTTACATAGGTACTAACGCTTCTATAAAGGAGGGCGTAATAATTACAGGCAACGTCACTATTGGAATGGGTGCAACTGTAATAGGAGATATTAAAGAAGCAGGAACATACGTAGGGTTGGTGAAAACAAAAAGCAACTGAGTTATATTTATTAAGTGATGGGGCGTTCGCGACAACAGTTTACCAATGGCAAGACCAATGAACTATAAAGATGATGTTGAGGAACTTTGGAATGACTTTGTAGAATACGCAAATCACACTAAGTCAAATCCACGAGTTAAGATAGAATACGTTGGACGCAATGGAGACAAGGTAGAAACGCCCCTTGAAGTTCCATTAACAAACGAAGGGTTTGAGAACTTTGTACACGATAAAAGAGGGTTTAGTATTCACGATTATTTGTATTCAAGTGATGAAAGGTATAACAGGTTTTCGACAGTCCGTTCACGCGTAAAGAAAGCAATAAGGCAAGACCAGATAGAAGGCGGCATGGTTGGTCAATACAATGCAAGCATAACGCAAAGGCTCAACGGTCTAACTGAAAAGAACGAAACGCGCGTAACAGGCGAGATTAGCCCGTTTAAACCATTTGACATAGATGTTCAAGAAAACAACAGCCCAAGCGAAGATAAAACGCCTTAGAAAGCGTGTAAGGGTTGTTCAGGGCGGTACGAGTTCAAGTAAGACTTTCAGCATCATTCCAACGCTGATAATGTACGCGACCCATAACAAGGGCGTTGAAATATCAATCGTATCGGAATCAATACCGCATCTTAGAAGGGGTGCTATCCGTGACTTCATTAAAATCATGCAGTCAATCGGCAACCCCATTGAAAGCAATTTCAACAAGTCAACGCTAACGTATTATTTCAGTAACGGCTCATTCATTGAGTTCTTTAGCGCAGACCAGTCCGATAAGTTGAGAGGTGCAAGGCGTGATGTTCTGTTTGTCAACGAGGCTAATAACGTTTCTTGGGAGGCGTACCATCAAATGGCTATCCGTACACGTAGGTTCATTTACATTGATTACAATCCAACGTCTGAATTCTGGGCGCATAAGGAACTGATAGGGCAACCTGATACTGACTTTGTGATATTGACCTACAAGGACAACGAGGCTTTAGAGCCTGCTATCGTTAAAGAGATTGAAGCGGCTCAGTACAAGGATGACCCGTACTGGCAGAACTGGTGGAAGGTGTATGGTCTTGGTCAGGTAGGTTCTTTGCAAGGCACTATCTTTAACAATTGGGAACAGGTCGATAAGATGCCTGATAGTTTCAAGTGGAAGGGCTACGGTTTAGATTGGGGTTTCAGTAACGACCCTACTGCATTTGTGGAAGTGTGCGAGTTCGATGACAAGATATGGATTAACGAAATACTGTACGAAACACAGCTAACCAATTCAGACCTTGCAGAGCGGTTAAAGGATTACAAGCGATGGGAAACCATAGCCGATAGCGCAGAACCTAAAAGTATCGAAGATTTGCGTAGATTTGGCTTTAGAATCAGACCGTGTAAAAAGGGTGCTGATAGCGTAAGGGCTGGAATACAAAAGATGCAGCAAAAGAAGCTGATGGTTACAAAGAACAGCACGAACATAATCAAGGAGTTGAGAGGCTATCAATGGAAGGATGAAAAAGACGGTGTGCCGATTGATAACCTGAATCATGCTTTAGATGCAATTCGTTATATTTGCTCAGAGAAGATTAACGCCCGTTCGGGTACTTATAACATAAGATAGATGGAAGAAAAAGAAATAGTAAAGTTCGATTGGAATAACCCTAATCATTTAGTTAGATGTTTAATAGGTAACGCTTTAATAGGTAAAATAAGAGATGTTCACGATTTTAATACCGCTTGTTATCATTCTACAATGACATTGACGTACATTCAAAGCCTCTTAAAAAATTTTAATGGATTAACAAAAGATGAATTATTAGAGTTTAATGAACGGGTAATTGAAGAACTTAATTCATATAGAGACATGATTAACGAAGAACATAATTCTAAAGCAAAAGATTGGTAAATGAAAATAGCCATAGTATCAAGCAAAAACACAGGCGTTGACTATCACAGGCTAATACGTCCTTTTGCACTACTTCAAGACCATTACGAGGTCATACGTTGCGAAGGTGTATCTGAGGAAATGTTTTACCATAACTTTGACGTTGTGGTGTTTTCTCGTTTGCTACCCGTAACCGAACAGAAGCGGTTTATTCGTGACCTACAAAAGCGAGGCACTTACGTTATATGTGACGTTGACGATTACTGGGTGTTGCCGACCAATCACATCGGCTACAAATCGAGCAAGTATTACAAGCCGTTAATGATTGATGCAATGATGTACGCTGATGAGGTTTGGACAACGCATGAAAAGCTAGGCAAGCTGATTGAGAGCGTTAACGCCAACTGGTACGTTATACCCAATGCTTTAGACCCGAACGAACCGCAATGGCAACCAAAGGAAAGCTACGGAACTAAGATAGGATGGGCTGGAGGTATTACACACTTTCACGACCTGATGTTAACTAAAGACGCGTGGGTTGAGGTTGTTCCTGTTATCTGTGGCTTTCGCAAGGAAAAAGAATGGATTAAATTAGCCGACAACTTTAGAGCTGAATACATTGAATCATTAGACGTTGAAAATTATGGGTTGCTTTATAACAATTTTGACATTGCCATTGCACCTCTTGAAAGGAATATCTTTACGCAGTGCAAGTCTAATCTCAAGATACTTGAAGCAGGCATAAAGGGTTTGCCTATATTTGTAGAGAATCAACACCCGTACACAGATGAGAGTGAGGGAATTTACAGAGTTGACTGCTGGACTTCCAGCATCAAAGAAGCAATGGCTATGGAAAAAGAAGAAATCAAAGAGCGAGGTTTGGCGTTACGTAGATTTGTATTGGACAATTACGATATTCGATTCGTTAATCAATTACGGAAAGAAAGACTACTATAAAAAAAAAGAATACCATATGTACAATTTAAACTGCAATAAGTGTGGCAGACCTTTGGGTGATTGTTATGATTGCCGTTGTGATTATATCTGATTTACTATGAAGATTGAACTACCTAATTCATGGCATGGTGTAACCCTTCGTGAGTTTCAAGAAGTAACGGCACTACTCAAAGAAGCCAAAGAGAAACGGGAAACACTACCTGAGAAGAAACGCAACCAATTCGACTTTGAAACTGAGTGCGTTCTTATATCTACTTTGTCAGGTGTAAGCATTGATGACATTATGCAACTGCATAGAGGGGCGCATAACTCGCTAATGAATCAACTTGGTTTCTTGTCAAGTCCTGTTGATGGTGGTTTGAAAAAGCGTGTGAGGGTTAACGGAAACAGGTACTACTTCGAAACGAACGCTCGTAAGATAACGGGCGGTCAATGGGTTAGCCTTATGCACTTTCTTGAAGATGAGGAAAAGATAGATGAGAACTTACACAACCTTTTAGGATGTTTCGCAAATCGTTTGAAGTGGCACGAGTTCAAAGGAAAGCATAATGGCAAGATACACAAAGACGTTGCGGCAGATATGCAAGCCTTGCCAATAACAACCGTCAAGCCTTTGACTGATTTTTTTTTGTCGGATTGGCTCAACTACGCGATGAATATAGCTCGCTTTTCGGAGTACGCAGCGAAGGGGCTGAAACGAGTAGCGGAAATAAGACTCAAACTTTCCTCACGAAATACGGATGGCTCTACACAGTAGACAACATGACCAACGGACGTCCTGAGTTGTGGGATTGGTGGTTTGACCTTAACATAGTTGAGTTCCTTAATCGGTTAGCATATCACAAGGCTAAAGGCGCATACGAAAGACAAATGCAAAAACAAAAGCACCGCTAATTATATTTAGTTAGTGATGGCTTTCACAAACACAGAAGCGGCATTGGTTCAGGTAGGCGGTCTTGTTACACGTAGACTTGCGCAAGGTCTGCAAGAGAACGCGGCTATTGCTTCGGGTGATTTGGAAAAGTCAATCACATTTAGAGCGTATCAACAGAGTTCTATTCTAGGGCTTGAAATTTCGATGCTCGACTATTGGGAGTACGTTGACGAAGGTAGAAAGGCTGGGCGTATGCCGCCTGTTTCCAAGATACGCGAATGGTTGACATACCCGAACGTTAGGGAAAAGCTACAGCAGAACAGCGATAGGGAGTTTAGTAACATCGAATCTAAAGCGTTTGCGATAGCTAAGAAGATAGGCGAAAAGGGAACGAAGGGAACAGACTTTGCCACCAATGTATTTAACTCTAAATTAATAACAAAGGAAATGCCAGCATTGATTGAGTCAGCACTAGGGCAAGACTTAGAGGACGTATTAGACAAAGCATTTAACATTCAGTAAATGGCAATAGTTCAATTAGCACAACCTGCAAAGTACAATCTAGCGTACAACGATAACTGCCACGTTTTCTATGAAAGCGACCCTTTATCTTCTTCAAAGCGGTTTATCGTAACTGTCTATGATTTTCCATCTTTGGAGGTGCTTTCAACGCATACCGTGTTTCCTTCGGTTGACAGTAGCGGAAGCCAAAACAAAGCGTATTTCGACCCGTCAAGGATATTACAAACGAGGCTTAGTAGTTGTATTCAAATTCCAGCCGCTAACTATGCAGGATTGTTTCCGTGTAATTCAATAAGCATTGACTACAAGCTGCGAATACAATCGCAAGACCTAGATGCTAACGATGCATATCAAACTGTTAATACGTTATGGACAGGGCAAAAGAGGGTCTGGAACGGTGGTGTAAATAAGATAGATTGGCTTTCGTTTGATTACGAGGACTTTGATGTTGATTTAGGTAGCGGGAAAAGGTTATTGACAAACGCGCCTAAAACACAGTACATAGGTTCTAGCGAAAGCGCATTTCTTCACGTCTTAGGTAGTGTCAATTTTAATGTAAAAACAATTAGCATTACAGCGTTCTATCCATTGGGAGGTGCTGCCACTACGGAGTTAGATTACACGGCTGCGGAGGACTTTGTGTATGTGCCTGTTGGAACTTACGACATTGCAAACGTTGACCCTACGTTTTGGACGCAAGACCCTGCGTTAGTATTGTCAGGTGCTGAGTATTACACCGTAACGATAGGGAATTCTGAAACTTTCACGTATAGGATTAACGAAAGATGCTCTAAGTACGACACCATTAGACTACATTGGCTTAATCGGTTAGGCGGTTTTGACAGTTTCAATTTTAACTTGAAGTCAATGGAAGAAACGGACATTGATAGAAGAAGCTATCAGCAGAACCCACACACCTTTACAGGTAGCGCATACAGTTACAGCACTAGCAGTAGAGGCGTTACCGATTACCACGTAGGCACACAACGAAAATTAACGGTCAATACACCATTTTTAACGGAAGATGAAAGTACGTGGATGGAAGATTTCGCTACATCGCCCGTTATATTTCAAGAGGTGAACAATCAATTGATTGCAATGTCGGGAATGGCTAAAACCATAAACAAGCAAACAAGCCTTAATGACAAGTTGATGCAGTACACATTTGAGTTGAATTATTCACTAAACGACATGAGGCAACGTGGCTGAGGTATTGGTAGAGGGGCGTAGGTTAGACGTGAACGAAGGGCTAGACTTTTCGTTCAATTATTCTATTGCCGACATTCGCGACCCTAACAAGCGTTCAACGAGTTTTAGTAAGACCATCAAATGTCCAGCGTCAAAGAACAACGACATACTTTTCGGGCAAATTTACGATGTCAACATATCGAACGATTTCAACCCGTCCAACACTAACATTGAGGTAAACTTCAACCCGAACAAAAAGGCAAAGGCAACGGTTATACATGATGGAGTGACTGTTATGGAGGGCGTAGTACAGCTTCGGGCGGTTACAATCAACAACGGGCGATATGATTACGAAGTTGTTTTTATTGGCGAGTTGGTTTCATTCTTTTCAGAGCTAGGAAAAAGCAAGCTAACCGAAATTGATTTTAGCGACCTTGACCACATCTATAACGCCACAAACGTTTCTAACAGTTGGTCAAACACGGACGGTTACGTTTACCCAATGATTGACTACGGGGATAACTTCGATGTCAACAATGGTCTAAATGCGTGGACTGTAAGGGACTTTAGACCCGCTGTTTATGCAAAGACGATTTTAGATAGAATCTTCGATTTTGCAAACTTTACTTACACAAGCACGTTTCTAAACTCATCTCCTTTCACGAATCTCATCATACCATTTGCAGGCGAACAATTACAGGTCGATGATAGTATAACTGAATCAAGAAGGTTCAGGGCTTCGCAGGTTGGTGTGGATGGTGCTTATGTAATTGGTGATTTTCAAGTTGTTTCGCCAACTGATGTAAGAAGGTCACTTAGGCTTACAAACGATTCTACAAGTGGGAACTTTGACAATGGCAACAACTTCAATACAACCACTTGGAATTATACCGTTCCAGAAAATGGGCTGTATTCATTTAGTGCGTCAGCAAAAATAAATCTTGCGAGGGCTGTTGTAAATACAAATGTTTACAATGGTGTTTTAGGCGTTAAGCTGCAAGTAATAAGGTTCGACAATTCAGTACCGCCAAACCTTACCGTAGAAGCCGAAACGATTCAGGGCTATGAGTTTAGCGGTTCGCCTACTGTTTTTGATGAAACGTTGAGTCTATCAACGACAACACCTGAGACTATATTTTTATCTGGAGATGTTGTGGCTTTTAGACTTGTTTTGAGTTATGCTGATTTACAAATAACAAGCATACTAGGGTCTCCACTTTCTTTCTCAACGCTATTCACAGATTTTGATTTAACTACACAGTCGGCTAGTTCATTTGTAACGCC